AGATACTGTAAAAGCAGCTAACCCCTGGCGGTGTATGTTAAAGGGAACTTGCTTCCCAGAAGTGTGTACAACAAATATAGTGTCCGCTATCTGGACCGTGTTAAACCCCTCAGGATCTAAATCTGTATTTATTTTATAGTTTAAAAAAGTGCCGTAGATAATATCGTAAAAACTCTGATCTACAGTGGCTTCAGTCCCTTTCCCTGCCCCATTTAGCTGTATTATACGTATAAAGGTGTCTGCCGGGGCTGGGTCGTTGTTAGCAGGGTCGAATATTATCGCGAAAGATATTCCGTCGTCCCCTTTAAAAATAGATAGTCCAACGTCTTTATCTATACCTAAGTCAAATAGGAACTCCATACCAGCACGCTTAAAAGCGCCGCCCGCATTTCCCACTAAAAAATTTTCCATGTGAGATACGGCAGATCTATATTCCGCAAGATCCGTGCGACCCGAAGCTTTAGGCGAAAACTCACCGAAGCTAAAATTATTGGTAATCGTATGGTATTTGGCCAAACCAACCCCCGTTTAGTATCTTCCCCCCAACCGGGCGTCTATAAAAGAATTATCCGTTAAATCTTCTAAATAATCCGCTTGACTGTCAATACTTCTTGCCGCCCTGAGTTTATCCTCTGCGGCAGATAGCATTCTTTGCATATGTGTTGAACTTTGTACCATTGGATATGCCAATTGGGCAGCTAAAGCATAAGATACTGCCTGCTTAAACGCAGGGCTATATTTACTAACATCGATCTCTTTGCTCACATACAAAATGCTAACACTAGCATCATCCGTTAACAAAAGACCGCCCTCTATCTTATAGTTTTGTTCCTTATCAAGATCGGTCATCTTCAAACGACTTCCCACAAGATCACTTGGAAGCTGGTACTTATAAGTATATCTCCACTCAGGAGGAGCTGTAATCCTAGTTAGAGAGGATCTTTTCATAGCAAAACGCCAAAAATGATTCTCTAACAACTCATCACGAATGACAGGGTAGGATGTTTTACACAGCCGGGCTTCCTTAGAATCGTCATCTAAAGATAAAATAGGGTTGTCTATCCCCAACAAGGCAAGAGCAATATTACAAATTTGTACTTCTGTGCTCATATTGCAACCGCCAAAAATACCCGCCCCCGAAAGGGCGGGTAAGGATTAAGACTCTAGTGTGTAGTAAACAAACCCTTCAAGGTCTGCTGGAGTAGAATCAAGATCTACCGTAATCTCCGTACAAATAACGAAAACTTGAAGCCCGCCAGGACCTACTCGTTTCTTTGTACCGCCGAGCATTACGCTGGTCTCGTCCATTCTACCCAAAGCGGCTTGTCCACCTGCGTCTACGCCTTTTACAAGAGCGTCACTATCTTCGGAAAAGTCTTCTTTTCCTCCGGCGGCGTCTTCGTCGTAAACTTTACCGGCTTTAAGCCCCATGTCGAAAATACCCGTAGCGCCTGCTGTCCCCGATACCCTTAAAGTGGCATCGACGATCTTGGCATTTTCAGGAAGTTTAAGACCTAGGATTTCATCTCCTACGCCTAAGTTTGCGCTAAGAACTGCCTGAAGAGGCAAACACTTTACGCGTGAGTTATAGGCACCCGGAGCTACCTTTTCTGCGGGAAATTTTCCCTGTTGTGCTAAGTTTAAATCATCCATATTCATTGCCTCCTACGGCTTAGAGTTTAATTAAAGAGATTCGTCTACAAGTATCTCAACAACTTTGTCCTCATCGAGACGTACCGCGCCCACTGACTGACAAAGGTAAACTTGCTTAGACAATCTTTTGTCTCTTCGGATACCTACGTCAACAAAAAGCTCTTCTCCAATAGAAGAAATCATCCCGTCTTCTACCCAAGCAAAACAACGTCTAGCGCCTGCGGCTAAACTGTTTGCTCCGCCTGAAGCAACTTGCCCGGTATTTGAAGCGTAGTTAGTAACCGCATCCGTAATTGGAAGTCTTTCAGATCGAATAAATTTAAAGCCCATGAACTCGTCAATTCGTCCGTCAACAAGTGCTTTAACTGAAGCAAAATCCGCAGAAGTCGCTTTAGTATCATTTAGCATTTGTTGCTTAACTCGACCTGACCAACCGAAATATCTCATAACGTCTTCATCTACGTCCGCTTCATCAAATTTTGCTTGAACTTGAGTAAGAACGGAAATATTGATTCTTCCTGAAGTCCCTGTAGAAGGATCTACTGAAACAATCTTCTGAGAATCGGGTAGCACTACGGTCTGAGCGCCTTTCTTTCCGGCACGAGCAATACCAAGAGCAGCGGCGATGAAAACATCGTCTTTCTTTCGGTTTAGAGCGGCTGCCGCGTTCATTGTGTAAGAGTTTGTAGGGTCGATCAATAGACGAATGTCGTCCTTCTTATCGATCAAGTCCCCCCAATCAGCATCTTGTAGCGTAACTTGTCTACGAGAGTGGATTGAGTTGTTTAATGGAGTATCCCCGTGACGATCTAGAATATCGTTGGCCTCAGTAGGCTCGATTCTTTCGTAGTTGTCTACTTCAGAACTTTGAGACTCTAAACGAGACTTTCCGAAATAACGGGCAGTTTTTTGTTGTGAAAGCATGTAGATGGTTTCTTTAAACCCTTCTACAAAATTGACTGGAATGTTAAAAGACATGGTGCCTCTCCTAGATAAATTGGTTAGTGTTAAAAGTTTCCCTTCAACGAACGACTCCCGGTTTCGGGGATTCGTCTAACACTTTTCCAGAGGGCCCATAAAATGGGGAGTCCTAAAGCGTTTTTCGGCTGTACAGTATTAGTATAAAAAAGCCCTGACATATGTCAAGGCTTTTTATGAAGAAGCTGGATGTAGATGTCGTGGTGGTGACGGACTACAAGGCAGTAGGCTACATTTTAGCCGACCTACCCCCGTTTTGTCCACTAGATACTGAATTTTTTACGGCCGCAAGTCGTGACCACTCTTCAGACCAAATCTTTTTCTCTTTAGGAGACATAAGTTTGACCTCTTGTTTGGACATTTCTTTCAGTCTTTGATCGGCCTGGGCGGGAGTCATTCCCGACTGGTCTAAGAGATTGCTCTCAAAATGGTCGTCGTTAAGGTTCTCCGTTATTTTGATTAAAAGGCGGGAGACATCCGGTTCATCCAACAGTCCTTTCTTTTGCATAGTCGCTATCTCGTCATCACTCGCAAACAACTTAAGAGTATCAAAACCTTGTTTTAACTTACCTTCTAGTGAGTTTCCGTATTCTTTTTGTAGCTCTAAGCGGTCTTGTTCGAACTCGTTTCTCATCTGAAGCTGAGCGTCTTGTTGTTTTGATGAGTTTGTCTGATTAAACCACTCTACCAATTTTTCTGCTTGTTTTGGTAAAATCCCCGCCTCATATGCCTTTTCTTTAAAATCCCCTACAAACTTATTGTCAGGTTCCTGCCCCTCGGGGAGACCTCTTACCTCAAACTCGTATTGATCTACGGAGTCAGGCAAACCGATTTGTTTGTAAAAATCGTGATATTTATTTTCATCCCAGTTTTTTTGAGGTTTAGCTATTTTTTCTGCCCCTACCATCGACTTATTGTGGACAAGAGAGCGCATAATTCCGGGCATGTCGAACTCGCCCTTGTCTTTATTATAGTGAGAAGTTAGGGTTTCGTTTCCCTTTAACGTAGGATCTAGCCCTTCAGGCCAATTAATCTGGGTTTCTGGGGAATTCCCTTCACCGCTGTCGTCTTCAGGAGAAACTCCGGAGCTTTCTCCTTCTGGGGCATCTCCCCCGCCTTCTTCTCCCCCGGTCATTAGACTTCCTCTTTCAGATAGTAGTATCAACGTAAAAAACGAAATAAACTCTTTAATCAATGTCATAATCTCCCAACTCCCTTTTTCTTTCTTCTTCGTATTTTTTTATAAAATCCAATATTTCCGCAGGTTCGCGGTTTAGGTTCTCAATTATGTATAAAACAAGTTCCCTACCCCCCTCATTTCTAAGAGAGGTCTCGTAGCCTTGTCCGTCTATCGTAGGGCGTAAGAAATACCCTTGATGCATAAGATCAAACAACACTCTTTGCCCGTCTTCGGAGGAAAATAACCTTTTATAGGTCTCCACCAAATCCGCTTGGCCGTTTGCTTTAACTGAGGTGTTTACTTCTCCACTACTCATTTCTGTACATTGCTTACGGTTTTAGACGCCTTTTCAGCAAGCTCAGCTTCTTCCATTTGCTGCTGTTGTTGTTGCATCGCTTGCTCTTGCTCTTGTACTTTTTGAGGTGTTTTCATAAGTTTCTCCATCACTCCATGCCTTTCCCCTAAAAACCGTACCGTTTCCTCGGTATCTACCACCATAGCGGCTTTGGGGTCTACTTGGGATATTTGCCCTACGGCACCTAACCACTGCATAACATTCTGTGCTTCAATTAGGTTTTGTGCTCGCGTAATTTGTGATCGAAAGAATACCCCTAACCCCCCTGAATTTGCAATATCTGAAGGCATGTTTTCAGGCATTTTTCCTTCACTTTGCATCCTATCCAGTAGTTTCGCTACGATAGGGGTTAAAAGCTCGGTATTCATCCTACCGATAAGTGGCGATAAGAGTCTTAGCCGGTCATCATCCCTTAGGTTGACCTCAGTAGTGGTCATCCTACTTTTTTCAGTTAGTTGAAGCTGGTCCACATAAAAAGCTTTTCTTATCTCTTCTTTAGATTGCTCCATTCCGCCTTCCCCTATATCAGGGCGTGCGTTTGTGGGGATAGGCTGGATAGGTGGGTTGTCTCTTGCGTTAGAGCGTACACTAGTAAGCCCGCCTGGTCTAATATTGACCCTACCCAACACACTGTCATCGGTAATTAACATCGGAGGGTCTACGGCTTTTTGTAGGGCGCGGATTGTTGATCTTTTAACTTGATTGAGATACCTTGCCTCGGGTAGCGCTTTCATACCAGGAGAGCGCCCGTAGGTCTCTCCCGCTAGTTTCATCCAACGAGGAACGGCGTAAGGAAAGGTTCTGTGCCCTACCTCTTTTAATATTATTTCCTTATCCGCCCAAATATGAAAACTAGTGAAAGGTTTATCAAACTTATCGAGAGCTCTCATTTTAGCGGATTTTCTATCTAATACGATACGTATAATTTCTATTTCTTGTTCTAGATCTTTAGCTAAATTCTCTGCCTGGCTTCCAAACTTCTCCATACCATATTTAGCAAAAGCATCTCTAATAGGCATTTTAGTTTTCTCTGCTACCGTAGAGACCACTCGTTTCTCATTTTCCCATATCCAATGCGTGAACGGGGGTCTGGCCTCATATCTTAGAATCTCGTCCGGGTCGTCGTCCATTCTAAGAATAAATGTACCAAAAGTGACTAGAGACATGAGCCCAGAATGAATTTCTGCGTCAAAATTAGTATTTCTTATAATTCCGTGAGCTACCTCTACCGTTTTTTGAAGATAATCTCTATTTTCGGGTTTTTTATCTATAGTTATGTCACCCGTGGTTAGTTCAAAAAAATTCTGGGTAGGGCTTACTAGAAAGCTCATCAACGCACTAGCGAGCAACTCAGCGGAGTGTTCGGCAGTTTGGTCGAAAGTCCTATTGTGCCTTTCTTCCCCTTTAGTTGTGCTGCCTGATTGTTGTGTAAAGGCGAAATCCATATTAGGCATGATCCACCTAGCTACTTCATCCCAGTGGCTGTCCCAATTGGTTCTAGACGCCTTCATCTTATCGAATAATTGTATAAGTGTTCTTGCTTGTCCCACTACATCCCCTTACTCATCAACTGGGTTATCCCCGGTCGTTGTTTTTTAGTGGATATAAACTGCCTTCTGGCGCTAAATCTCTCCATAAGTCTATCCACTTCTTCTTTACTAGCACCGGAGAACTTACCCAGATAGGTGGAACTCGCCTGATGGACATAAGGGTCCATTCCTTTTCTTTTTACTGTCTGTCTTTTTTTCATTTTAGGCTTAGAAGCCTTTTCGCTAAAATTGGAAGAGCTTAAATTATCTCCTTGGGACATTAGCCGGGTTACCTCTGGTTGTGCAAATCCCGTTTTAGTAGTAACTTTTGCCCTATTTGAGCTTCCACTAGACATAATGCCCTCCTATCCTAGTTCGTCGTAATCCATGTCGGCGTGGTTTTGAGGACCACCCTGTTTTCTACTGTAAAGATCTTCCGGGAAATAACTGACCCTATCATCAAACGCAGAGTAACCAAAAGCATCGGCGCCGTGAGAAGACCAATCGTGTTTAGGGTCTTTTTTGAAAACCATAAGCTTCTCATCGTATTCCCTTTGATAATTGTACAGGCATTCTAACCCTCTTTTACAATAATTTTCATCAAATCTTGATATTTTTAACCGAGTCCTTGACGCGTTTATTCTATCCTGTATAGGTCTTTTAGGTTGTATCTCTACTATCCATCCTAGTTGTCTAGCTATTTCTTGTCTACTGTTACCTGACTCCCAGTCTGTTGTCTTACCGTCATGAGGCCATACGTGCCTGCCAAACCTAAATCCCCTACCTACAAAATACTCCTCTTTCCCTTCCTGAACTTGCGTTCGTTTACCTGAGGGTTGGGCTTTTGCAAGAAGCACTCTATATAATTCCTCTATAGTCTTATCCCCAGTTTCTTCATAATCTATATAGTTATACCCCACCCCGGGTATTTTCTGAATAAACCAGATTGCCGACTTATCGGACCTACCTAAGTCCCAATACGTATCTACCGGGAATTTAGGGTTGTAGGGTATGTCCGTGATTCTACCGTCTTCTCGCATTTTAGAGATAAGGTGCCCGTAGAAAGATCCTAGTATAGCTGCCGTAAAAGAACATTCTAGCTCTTGTTCGACTTGCTCCGGTGTCATATCCTCGACCATCTCGTCTATTTCTTCTCTTCCAAGGATAGAGGTCTCACTTGCCTTTAGAAGAACTGTAAACCATTGCCGAGAAGACTTAAACTTACGCCAAGCGGAATAATCCTCTCTAAGCGCTTCAGGCCATTTACTCGTTATGGACTCCACATCAGCATATGATGTGTTTTCTTCGATGTTGTATTTCAATTCCAGGGAAGTCCACTCTCTTGCGTGCTCCTCCATATCTTGCCCGACTATATAATTTTTAGCATACTCCTGGTACTCTCTAGCTTTTTCATATCTAAAATAAAAATGGTTTTGACCTTTAGGGGTTCCAACGAACATCGCCCAAGGATCTATGGGTTTACCTATCGCATCTCGGAATATCCCCATATCGTTAGCAATCTTTTTACGGTCAGATAGAGCGGGACGTACAATTTGACCCCATATGATAGGGTCACATTGGGCGTACTCATCCAAAACGGCACCGTCTAAGTAGATACCACGGATTGAGTCTGGGTCATCTGCCCCTAGTAACGTAATTTTAATGAAGTCTGCATCTATCTCCCCCGTCTCTGGGTCTTTACGTCTTGGGCGTTGAATGTAGATGGTTAGTTCAGATCTCATCGTTTTTACCCCAGGGAGGAAACGAGTGAAATCTACGAAATATTGCCAAGCTACGATCTTTGCTTGTTTATAGGTAGGGGCAACATAAGCGTATTGTGGATTTCTCAAAGGGTTAGCAAGTGCCCTGTCTATTATCTCGTTAACCGCAAAGATCGTCTTTCCAAAACGACGATGACACACTAAGACACAAAACCTTAAGATATTATTGTGTAGCCAGTGCTGTAGAGGGCGAGGCTTATACCCTGTCTTAGCTTTTTTGGAAGACGCCGAACGGTGTGATTCCCCGCCCGGCGCTAGCTCTGTGTCAAAATTGGTCATAAGATCCTTAGTATCTAATAATTATATAGAGGTTCTAGTATCTAATAATTATATAGAGGTTCTAGTATCTAATAATTATATAGAGGTTCTAGTATCTAATAATTATATAGAGG